CTTGCTGGCAATCTTGTCGATGTCTTGCGCCATGTCGTACGTGCTTGGCGCGTTGTAGTCGAATATTGCGTCTTGTTCCGCTACACGATCCTCACCCTGACGCATCCAGCGCGCTGCCTTCTCACGGAAGTCGCTCTCCAAGTTAAAGAGCATCTGAAGATCACGAGCCTCTTCAGCGTCAATTTCTCCACGGTTTTGAGCTTCCTCTAACTTGCGAGCAGTAGAGAAATATTCCTTCATACCTTTGAAGTTTTCGACGCTGATATCATCGTAAGTGCCGAAGCTACCGTATAGCTCCGACATTATGTTCTTCATCTCTTCGGAGCCTTGCTCGTAAAGCTCCATGATCTTTTCGTTACGAGCAATCTCAGCAGCCGTTAGAGCATTCTGCTGGGCCATCGCCTTGTTGGCCCTACTGTTTGCGCTTAGGGTATTGAGGGCGGTTAGGCCCGTCATTATCGCCTGAAACATGATCTAGCTCCTATACAAAATTGCCGAAGCCCGTTCTCCGCTCGTTTCTGAACATTGAAAGCCCATCGTTGCCCATAGTTGCGCCCGCGCCGATTGGTACATTGACGTAGCGAATTTCACCTGTTTCCTTATCTTTGACAGCGCGACGCATGTAGACGCCGTTTGTGTTCGAGAAGGTCGGGATGATCCCACCGTAAGCGGCTGGATCGAGGGCAAAGCCGTATGCGTTCAAGAATGCCGCAGGGTCGTACGCATTTGAGCCAAGATCGAGGTTATCGAAGTAACGAGCCAAGTCTGCTTCTGTTAGGTAGTCGTCTGGAAGTGCTGTCTCAGTACCACCAGAGCCTTCGTACACGATTGTTGTGCCGCCGCCACTAGAACCAGAAAGGCTGTCAATTTGCTGTTGAAGTCGATCAATCTCATCAAGCAAGTCTTGGTTCAGATCAGTGCTAGAAGTCCCTGCGTCTGTGCCTGTGCCTGTGTCTGTGCCTGTGCCGCTACCACCACCATCATCACTAGCGGGCGCACCACATCCAGTCGCATCTGACCAGTCTATAGTATCATCACCACCTATGTTGCTGCTGCTTCTGCTGCTTACTACGTTGTCTGTAGCTCCGCTTGCGCCATAGAAGCTACCAGCAGTTCCGCCACTACTAGAACCAAACCATCCACCACCACCAGAGGATACACTTCCTGTGCTTGTGTCCATAGAGGATGTGCCGCTTTCAAACTCATTCCAGAAATCGTCATCAGAGAGATCACTGTTAATAAGCGCGGTTTCAGAAGAAGAGCTATCATCGCCGCCGAAGAAAGGGTTGCTGGTGCTAGAGCCGTCAATACCGCCTGATAGATTTGCGCTACCCGTTCCAGCGACAGCCTCTGAGGAGCTAATGTGACCATCGCCGTCAGTGTCCAATGCAGTGTTGTCTACTGTACTAAAGCTATCGCCTGAAGCACCAGGGCCACCACCGTCGAACATATCACCGATACTGGTGTACCCGCCGCCACTATCGCTACTGCCGCCGTCGTCTCCGCCGCCGCCGCCGCCTCCGCCGTCACCGCAGAATACAGGCGATGGTACTAATGGCATACCGATAAGATCAAGAAATGTATGTTTCATGGTTTTGTCTCCAAGCGGTAGTTGCGACCAATAGCATCGTAACCGCGTTTCTTCATTAGGCGGTCAAACGCCTCTGGGTTAATGTTTGTGGAAAATCCAATGCGAGTTTCAGAAGCGCCCTTCTTTTCCGCCCACTCTTCAAACACATCAAGCAGACGCAATCCTACACGAGTGCCTCTAAATGGCTTTCTAACAAACCATCCAATATCACTCGCAACAGTTTCATCGCTGAAGTAATATTTCGTCACATATCCTGCGTAAAACCCAACGGGAGTTTCACCTTTTCTAGCAATGAACGCGGCTTTGTTATCATCCTCTAGGTAATGATTGAACGTCTCAAGTACGCGTCTAGGATTGAACTGTAGCTTAGAAAACGAGCTTTCACTGTGCATCTCTCGACCCAAAGTGATCAGGTCATTCGCGTCTTTCTTCGTAAGCTCTATGCGTTGAATAGTGTAAGTCACAGTCTCGCCCTCACTGTATGACCAAGCGGCTCAAGCCCAAGGCGACCCCATAGCTTTTCAGTACGCTCTGGATTGATGCCTGTGTTCGTCTGACCCATGACTTCGGTGGCGCTTATCGACTTGGCCCACGAAATCAATCTCTTCATCAATCTTGGGCCAGTAATTGTGCCTCGATAATCCTTATGTACGTACAAGAGCTTTTCTCTAGCCTGACGACCATTACCGAATATCATAGTTCCAAAGTCGCCAAGAATTATGCCGACAATATTGTCACCTTTCACAGCAATCTCTGCCAGATATTCAGGGTTATTTATGAACCGCATTACATACATAGCCATCTTCTTCGCATCGAACTTGAAGTCAGGATCGCCGCCGTAGATAGTTTCTGCGTGCATTTCGACTAAAAGCCTCAAAATGCCCATCATGTCCTCTACTGTGGCTTCCCTATACTCCATTATTTTCTACGAGCAGCCGCCTTCCGAACCATCTCATCAATATTGTAGAACTCAATCATTCCGCTCTTTGGGTTGAAAGTTCCTGCACCACCAATGTCTTGAAGTAGCTTGATCGTGAATGGGGATGCACGAACTACCATGCTGTCACCCGCACGCCCCATGTCTGCTGACTTTGCGTCGATTGCCGCTTCCTCACGACGAGTTGCGATTGACTTGCCCGTGTTCGGGCCGAATACGTCACTAAATGCCATTTTGGCCTCCTGAGTTATTTACCAAACTATAGGGTAATCGACATGCTACAGTCGTCCCTAATCCATCATCATTTGCCGCGCTCTTCGTTTCGCATCTCTACGCAACACCCGATTTGTATAGCGATGCTCATTTGTTTCGGGGCGGCGACCACGACGCTTCATCTCGTCACCTATCATGTCGGCTGCCTGAAGTGCCTCGGCTGCTACTGATCTGTCGATCTCCATGTAGCGACGCGCCTCGTTATAGTTGTGCATCATCTCTTCTTGGAGATCGCGCTCAGAACGACGACCGTAAAGTTTTGCCGACCCCATACGACCCCAAAAGCCAGCGTTCATCCTTGGGTCGCCGACGTCATAGATGTAACTGAAAGCTCCCTTAGCATCAGAAAGGGCGTCATAGTAGCTCTGGCTATCAGAGCCGTACGAAAGCTCTGTGTATCCAGTCGCCTCGTCGCCCAAGATTAAACTGTAGATACCGTCGCGGCCCTGCTCAATCATGATAGAACCAGATAGGTTATCTTGCATCTCGCGAGGCAATGAAGCACGATAGCTCTCCATCGCATTCTTCGACATTTCTGATGTCATGTAAGAACGGATGTCGTCTTGCTGTCGCTGTAAGTGTTCGGGCGTTTTGTTCCCCCGCATGTCAGATGACAGGCTTAACTTATCATCTACATATGCAAGTCCAGATGTACCCATCGGACTGCCAGTGTCTAAGGTCGCTCTGCTTCCAGCAACAGAAAGTAGTTGGCGCATGTCAGCCCACTTAAAGTCATTTTGCGAGAAGTAAGCAGGACGCCGTTTATCGTACTTAAATTCTGGCGGATTGTTTGGGTCGTAAACATAGTGGAAGTCCTCACGAACAAGTCCTTCAGGCGCACTAAAGTCTTGTATTCCCTCTCTCTCTTTATATCTCTCTATCATGTCTACTAGAGATGCTTCTTCAGGCGTTACGTGTATGGACTGCTTTCCATCAGCGCCCATGTTTTGTTTGATGATGTCACCGTCCATATCCATAATCCTATGTATTTCACGAGCGCGATTATTCAGTTGCTCGCCGCTGTCGTACATGGGCCAAAGACCCTGATCTATTTCATCACGCCAGTAATCATACGCCTCGCCCTCTGTGAGAGGACGCTCTGAATTTGCGTCAGGCACCCATCCTGGGACAGATACGAACTTTCCTGCATTCGGCCCCTCGTCGATACGTATGCCCAATGAATGAAGTGTAATGGGCAACCCGCCCTCATCTGATCCAACACGACCAGTGGCTGCTGAGTTATTGTGGTACTCAACAAGCCGCTGTTCGAGTTTGGATAGACCCTCATCAGACATTCGTAATAACCGCCGCCAATGTTACCTCGATGTCGGTTACACTTGTTGCTGATGTAACAGTGAACGCAATTTCACGAGATGTGGTCGTCGCGTCGATAGCGATTGAAGCTGACAAGTTTTGTTCAGTAAGTGTTGAGCTTACTGGGATAACGTCACCCGCATTGATGCCATTGATCTTTAGCTGAATGTTAGCTGTGCCTGATGTTGTCTTTGCGGCAATCGCGTCGATCCGTACGTTCTGCTTGAACGCGCGTGTAACCACGTAGTCTTGGTTCGTGATAGAGCCTAACTGCTGGAAGAAGAAAGAGCGAGTAGCAAATGTATCAGGTAGCTGCGCAATAGGCAGACGACCTGTCGCGTCTAGTCCAGCAACGCCATCAGCCGCGCCGATGTACGTCTTGGGAACTAGAGCCGTAAAGTCTACGTTCGCAAATTCTAGTCCACCACCTGTTGAGTTTACGCGCAAGAACTGTAGAGCGTTCGTTGTTGTAAAGGCGGGGATGCCTGTGTCTGGCGACGTAAGTAGCCAACCCGTACCGTTGTAAAACTTCAAGACGTTTGGTGATGCGGCAATGTCCACCCACATGTCGCCAGCGTTTGCTGTTACAGGCTCAGATGCGGAGACATAAACACGACCACGGTTGGCAAGTAGCGTTGAGATGCCATCCACTTTGGTTTGTGGGATTTGGTCATCAGCAATAGCCAACTTAGCGAACGGAATAAACCCATTGCTGTCTGTAAACTTATCCTCGGTCATCAAGCCAGAAACACGAACCTGAGATGTGTCCTCAACGATGATGAATGTAACCGCATCGCCCTCAGTCAAAGCTGACGTAAACGTAATCGTAGAGTTTGCGGGCTGTTGCGTATAGTCGTTCGTACCACCCTGACGCTGTAGAACACCGTTGCGGTACACAAGAACTTTTTGATCCTCGTTGTGTACGAACGGGAACACCGCCTGTGATGTACCAGCAATAACGTCCTCACGAACAAAGCCACTGTCGTTTGCAGACTGAACTTTGTAGATCGTGACTAGATCATCTGCATCTGTAGCGTCGTTAAGAGTGACAGTGTTATCAGCAGGCGCATTCGTATAATCACTGCGAGCAAGAAGTGCACCGTTCAAATAAACAACGATTTCGTCTGCGTCCTCGTGGATATAGTTGAACTCAGTTGTGCCTGTTGGGTAAGCGATAGCGCCCTCATCATCTGCTTCATTGATGATGACGTCGATACGTGCCGAGAATAATGGCGCACCGATTGTTCCAACGTCTGATCCTGAGTTGCCGCGAATTTCAGCAGCCGTTGCAAGTTGCTTCCAGCCCTCTTCCGCTTCAGCGTACGTACCAACTCGGTACTGTAATCCGTTAATTGTATCGTTACGAATTTGAACGGGAGCTTTGAGAATACCATCCTCATCGTACAATACTTTTAATAGCTCGGCGACTGTGTAGTCACCAAGTTCTGCGGAGTTCAGGTAGCGCACGATGTTTTCGATGTCTGCGCCAATATTTCCTGAACTCGTATGGTTTCCTGGGTACAGGACTTTTAAGCGAGCCATGCTACTTCTCCTTATGCAGTAGGAATGCGAAACTGATGATAGTGACATCACTATCAACGTCTTTATCTTCCGTACGGAAGCGGAGCCGAATGCCCCTAAAGATATGAGTAAACGGGAAAGAATAGTCTTGATAAAGCGGAGCATCGCCCCACTTTTTATCACCTTCAATACGGTCAAGGTTCACCTCCACCGAGCCAATGTCCGATCCGTTTTCATCGGTCATGTCTACGTAAAAGCGACCTTTACCAGTCGCCTGAATAATGAATGTGTGCGAGCGCTTCGTACCCAAGAAGTCACCCAGCCAGAGAACGGGCGTCTCTGCATTCATGGGTGAGCGACGTAGATCAGACAGCCCTGTGTCTTGAACGAATGTTCGAGCAGTTGCTTCGTACACCCCGTCTGCCGTACCGAACATCAGACGACCGCCAAGAAACGTACCGCATTTAGGTAAAAGTGTGTCACCCAACTGGAAGTTGACGTTCTCATACCCAGCGCGAAAATTCATGGATAGGCGTTGAGTTTGAGTTTCACCTGGGCGCGGGAAAAATACGTGGTACGTCTGAGTATCTGGATCGTAGACGGCTGATATA